TTTTAGAGGCAAAAAAACTAAAATCAGTTAGACCAGCTGGAACTGAGCCAGGAAGAAAGTAAGCCACACTTTTTGGAACACCATGACCATGACCAACATTATCTGCTGTAAAATTATCATTAAATACATAATCTACAACATCAACAAATAGACTTTGACCTGTTGGAAATGTAAAATCAACTTTTATTGTTCCTGGTATATTTTGAATGACACCTATACTGTTAGACTCAGAAGATTGATTCCTAGTATTTAAAGCGTAAAAATAATCGCCTTCCTTTACCAATCGCTCATCAGTGTCTCTATCTAATCCACCTATAAATTGTTTCTTCTCCTGTAAATTAGCCATTTAATTATAGTTTAGGAGCCTGCTTAAATGCTTTTCTAGTAGCTTGTAAAGCCTCAGCTTTAGTGAATGTATTCATTCTAGCTCTAGCTAATCTCTTTTGATTATAAAACTCTTTTCTAGCAAACATCTTTTCGTTTGCATTTATACCTCTTTTTCTTTGTATAGACTTCCAATATATAAATGAAGCCAACGCCTCTTGAGCGTATGTGTGTACCTTTATATCATCTCCAGTAACACCTGTTGAGCCATCAGATATATATTCTAATATAATATTCTCTAACTGACCAGTTATAGAAGAAAACTCTATAGTGTCATTATCTAAATTCTCTCTATAATAACCGTTAGCATTGTTACCACCACCAAATCCATATCTACCATAAACACCTTCATCAACATTGTCATAGTAATTACTATCTGATTCTGGCGTAGGAGGAGTAGCTCCAGTAACTAAGTTTAATCTTTCTTTTCTACCTAAATAGTGTAATTCACCATCTGAGCCTAAAACAGCTATATTAACAAACTTAACGTAGTCTGTAGGTAAGGTTATAGTGTTAGTAGCTGAATCAACAGCAAGCTCGACAGCCTTAATCATTCTGACAACATCAAAGTTTAATTCTTTTAATCCTCTTAAACCTATGTTGTAATATCTTAGAAATTCAGCTTGAGTGTTCTTACCTTCATCAACTAAAAGCTCATTTACTACATCTTCTAAACTAACAAATTGTGCACTCATGTTATCCTATATTATCATTTTTATAATCCTCATTAGCTCCCTTCATAACAGTAAACGTCTCAACTAAGTTCTTTACTATTACAGACTCCAAATCAGCAGGTATTGGATAAGTAGCCGTATCAGACAAACTACTTGAAACAGCTATGTAAGATACATTTATTGTAGCTGTAGAATCTTGATATAAATACAAGTCTGTTCCTTGAATATACCAAAACTTTTTACCTGACTTAGTTACTGTGTCATTATATAAAGGACTAGGGTTTAGAGTTGATGTACCTCCACCGTAAGGCATTCTAACATATTCTGTAGTTGAAGAATATACTCTAATAATACCCATATCATTAGGAAGAGATATTGGTTGAGTAGGTAATTCTACTTTATTACTTGATACCGATAATCCTGTTTCTAAACTTACAAAATCACCAGTTATTTCTAATTCAGATTTATTAGTAGTTGTACTCTTTGTGTAAAACCTATCCTCTATTAATTGTCTTATAAAAGAATCTCTTTCTTGGTCAACCAATACCATGACCTCACGAATATCTATTCTTGCGTCATCAGAAACATTTCCTCCTTCAATTATTCTAAGGACCTGTTCAGCTAATTTTTTTCTTGTAGTTGCCATTTATTATTCTTGTTTAGATGATAATCCAAAACTTGCTCCAAATTGAACTAAATCACCCTCTCTAAGACTAACTCCAACATACTCTAATATTTTGTGAGCTATGTCTTTATGAGTGCTAACAGGTAATGTCAAACCTTGAGCATCACCAGCAGAAGCATTATATACAGAGACTCCATTAACAGTAGTGTAAGTCCATTTAGGAGCAGAAGGTTCTTTTATATAAGTAAGAATGCAAGTTCCAGAAGTAGCTTCAGATGTGCTATTATATATCTCAAAACCCTCATCAATCATTACAGCTACTGGATAACTAGCACTAGGAGCCAATATCTGACTATCTAATAAGTTCTTTAGCTTTTCATGACCTACAACCTCAACACTTTCTCCATCGAAATTCATAGACACAAAGTGCAGAAAATCAGCAGGATAGGTAAAAGCACCGTTATTTCCAGCAGAGTAAGTAATAGTAGCCTTCTCTACAACAGGAGCCAAATCATCTAAATTCTTTTGAGAGTTCTTCTCTTTAAACTTCTCTTCTATAATATCCAGTTGAGCTCTAGTAGCAGCTAAATTAAATTCAGAAGGCTTAATAAATCCCCTCTGGTCCTTATTCGCTATAAACTGAACAAATCTGTATAACTCGTCTATTGTCATTAGTAGTGATAAATTTCATAGCAAATATAACAAAAAAAAGAGAGATATACACGACACCTCTCTTTATTAAATATATGTTGTTAATTTTAGTTGTATCTAGAAAGCTGAGCTTTAATCTGAGCAACTATAGGTTCACCATCTACAGTCAAGCATATTTCAGCTAAATGGTCTAATGGTTTTACTCCCATAGGAACATTTGTGATGGTTTGAACTGAACTACCTATTGTCCAAGATATTTTGCTAGGCTCCAACTTTAAAACCTTATATTCAGAGGCTTTTAAAATCATTTCCTTCATATCAGTTAGAGGACTATCTAATCCAGCTATAAATCCAGAAGGGTCTTTTTCAGCTAAAATCTTCATGTCATAACGAATCTCATCAGTTGAGTTCTTTACATTGACTCCTAAAACTTTAGCATATCCAACTAATTTATCTAAAGACATAGTAAGAACAGTTGATATAGCATCCATTTCCATTCTACTTCTATCTAATCTTTCTTTAGCTTTCTTTTCAGAATCTTCTAAACCGAAAGAAGGTGCAGATGAAGATAATCTATTTGGATTATTCATATTTGCGTTACACATGTCTAAATACTTTTTCAAGTTAGGATTAGTGTGTTCAACAATTAAAAATCCATTATTAAATGTGATTGGAGTCTTTACTAAAGTTCCTTTATCTTGCTCATCAGCAAAAATAGACTTCTGACCTTTGATGTATCTAATTGTTCTTTGAGTACCTGTAATAGGGTCAAATACAATGTCTTCAGCTTTTAACATGTATACGAAAGGGTATCTATCCATACCTGTTTTTCTATCTTTATCTTTTGAGATTAATTTATAAATAGAAGGTCTTCTACTTATTTGAGTACCGAATGTCGGTAAAGGATTAGAGACTTTTGGAGCCTCTACGATTGGCGTTGTTTCTTCTACTGGAGTCTCTACTACAGGAGTAACAACATTTGATTGTTCGACTTTTTTTCTTGCCATTTTATTAAATATTAAATTAAATTAAAAATTAAAAAAAAAGCGAGGAGGAGTTACCCTCCTCACTATTATCTAAAATCTCTACTTATTATGAGTGAGCAGCAGCGATAGTTATCGTTCCTACACCATCAATTAAAGTTGAGAAGTATTGTTCGTCTGTTGACAAATCATCTGCTACCATAAAAAATCTCTTTTGCTTTGAAGCAATAGAGTTAAGTTGATTATTAAAAGCAACTATAAAATCTTTTACAGTAGAAGAGTTCTTCAATTCTATTTGAACAGAGTCAGAAATTGTTACAGCATCAGCTGCTTGGTCAGTTCCGTCAAAGTTTCGCATAGACTTAAAGAATAGTGTTACAATGTTTACCCCACTAGAAACACTAGACTCTATACCAGCTAGTGATGAAGCAGGAAATAAACAAGATTGAGCAGGGTCATCATCGTTTCCGATAGTACCCTGAGTTCTGAAATACAAATAAACTTGATTTTCCATTTTTACTATTTATTAAGAAGCGACTACAGCTGCAACGGAAATAGTTCCTACACCACTAATTAATGGCGAGAAGTATTCTGTAGCAGTTGACAAATCGTCTCCAATTATTAACATATTCTGTCTAGCTGAGCTAAAAAACTCAACTAAAGCTTCAATTACATCCTTATGAGTGTTATCATCAGTAAGCGTAAGTTGTACGCTGTCACTTACAATAACATCATTGGTTTCTAAAGCATCTCCATTATTATTAAGCATTGAAGCAAAAAACAATGTTAATGTTCCGTCAGCTGTTGGTACCATTCCTGTTAACGCAGAAAGTGGAAAGCATGCTGATTCTCCAGTACCATCATCGTCTGCGATGGTAGCCTGTGTTCTAAAATATAAATATTTTTCTGTCATGATTTCTTATTTTTAACTTAATGCGTTAGCAACAGTAATTGTTCCTACAGCAGATATTAGTGATGAAATATATTCCTCTTTTCCTGACTGGTCATTACCTATAAATAAATCTCCGTAACCAGCTTTAGCATTAGCATAGCTAAACTGCTCACAAAGAGCTGCCATGAGCTCTCTGTGAGTGTTAGCTGTAACTAAAGTCAAAGCAACTGAATCAGATACAATTTCTTCTCCAGAACCTGATGTGTGACCATCGTGGTTTTTCATTGACCTAAAATATAAGGTTAGTTCAGAGTCTCCTGTTGGTTGCATTCCTGTAAACGAGGAAAGTGGGAATCCAGCAAAGACTTCTCCTCCACCAGTTAAAAAAGTTTCAGAAACAGCGGCAGTAATATGAGTAGTGCCACTGTTAGTAGCAACAACTAATGCTGAAGCATCAGCATCAGCATTAATTGCAGTCGCAATATCGTCAGCACCCATATCATCAGAAGTACCTATTTGTGCTGTAATAGCATTTCCAGATACAGATATATTGACCTCACTTTCAGTTCCAGACTCAGCGATAGTTATACTAATAGTATTACCAGTAGCATCAGACTTAACAGCAGTAAGAGTCAATTCTCCTACTGTAACAGAAGCTGGTCCAGCAGTAGAATTAAAATATAAAAATTTATTACCTTTCATGATATTTGGGTTTTAAAGATTATTAAGATTTCTTGATTAACATGTAACGGTTAGCAGCAAATCCTTCAAAACCTCTTTCACAACGATAGTGTGATTTTAACACGTCTTCAGTGTTAGTTTTGTTTTGTAGAACAGCAGAACCAGTTAACCAGTGCTCCATATCTCTTGAATAACCATTAGCAGCTTTGTAACGGATTCTCAATGAAGGAATCATTTCTCCGCTCTTAGCATCTTTTTGAGTATCCATAGGGATGATGATACCGTATCCATTATACTTCTGACCTGTAGCACCTAGTAATTTAGGGTGATTGAATAAATCATAAGTTTTCTTGTGGAAAGTATAACCACCTCTAGTGAAAGAGTTGAAACCTAGATTCATAGCCATGTCTTTGTTATTTTGGAAAGTACCATAGTTAGCACCACCAGCAGCATAAGCACCTTGAGCAGATAATAAATCATCAACATCTAAAGATAAGTTAATACCAGCGTAAAGAGCGTTTTCTTTAGCACCTCTGTATTTATCCAAAGATTTAACGATAGCGTCAAAGTCAGCCATAGTGATAGCTGAAGCACCTAAATCCATAGATTGACCTTTATTTTCAATGAATGGTAAAAGACCCTCAGTACCTCTTAAAGTACTGTTAGAGTAAGAAGTACCATCCAAAGTAGAAGATGTAGCAGTCAAAGTGGTGTTGCTTATAGTATTACCAAGAACCATTTGAATTTCAGCGAAATCCATGAATCTCTTGTAAGTATCAGCCTCACCTTTTAGATACCATAAGTATCCTGAACCCATTTCTTCGTTATCTACTTTTACATAAACTACGTTAGTAGCTTCTGAACCAGTAACTTCGAAAGATTCTTTGATGATTTGTACTTGGTTAGAGTATTCGTGAATACGAGGAGTCAATCCTTCTGGTTGAGCAGAACCTTCTGAGAAAGCATTACCGATGATTACAGCGTTTACATCTACTGAACCAGCATTAGCACTAACAAAACCACTAGAAGTTAATGGATAAATTGTAAATGCAGATGCTGTACTTCTAGCTTGAACATAACACTGAGTACCATCTTCTAGCAATAAAATATCACCTACTCTTATAGCAGATTTATTATCATGCAAAGAACCTGCTTGTACTGTGATTACTTCAGAACCTGTACCATCTGCTGATACAGATGTATCAAATTGAAATACTAAATCATTGTGTAAGAAAGCTTCTTCGTAGTGCTCAAAAGTACTTTGAGTAGTAGGAGCTTTAGCACCCATTAACTCAAGAAGACCTGTAATACCTTGGTCTCCGTATCTTTTTACTAACTGCTCGGAAACGTCTCTCTTATGTAAATTACCAGACGTAGCAGTCAAAGCACTTACATAGTTTTCGTTTGTGGCTGTTTGAACTGAAGTTGGTCTTAAAACCATTCCAGAAGCCGTTGAAACTGTTGCCATTTTTTAAAAAAAATTTAAAGTTATTATTAGTTAATTATTATCTATTCCAAAAAGAACTTCCTTTAAATATTTGTTCAGACACCTGGTCAATTATTGATTTTCCACCTTGAACATCTTTTTGTTCTGGAGAGAATGATGGGTTTTTAATCTCGTCAATAACCTGCTCGGTTCCCTTTGACCTGTATTGATTAGCCACTGCTCTTACGATAGCTTCAAAATTGTCTCTAATAAACATATCCATAGCTAATGAATCGTAATTCCAATTTCCATCCTTATCTACATACTTATCAAAATATCCATCTAAATTCTGAGATATTTCTTTTGCTGCCGCTCTCTGCTCATCAGATAAAGCGTAAGTAAAAGTTTCACCAGAATCATTAATGTCAAATTCAATAGACTCCACAGCATCAACTTCATCAGACATACCTTTTATAAACTCTTGTCTTAGTTGTTGTTCTTCTTCAGAGTTATAATTACCTTCAGTAGGCATTTTATAAGACTCTTGGATTTCCTTCAACTCTTTACGAGCAATAGCAGCATCCTTCTTCAGTTGAACTGATTGAGGTGTGATTTTCCCTTCTTCTTGTTCTGAGGATTTGTATTGAGATTCAAAATAAACATCAATCTCCTCCTTAGATAAATCTGGATTATTCATTCTCAAATACTCTTTTACAATATTATCGTTAGACATTTCATTGTAATCGACTGTTTGAGTTCTTAAAAAATCATTTACTGAGCGACCTGTTTCTCTAACAAATCTGTCCATAGCCTCTAACTGCTCGTTAGCGTAATTGAACTCTTGTTTTGGAGTCTCAGACAACTCATTGAATCTTTCAACTAACTGCTCTAAACTTTCAAAGTTAGAACCGAGTTGTTGATTCAAATCAGATAAATAATCAGAAGTTGAATCTGAACTTTCAGTATTTAAAGAACTTTCTTCTTTTATGCTTGAAGACTCATTTTGAGTCTGGTCAGCCGTTAAATCAAGAACCTTTGCAGGCTCTTCTTGCACTTTAGGTGCTTCTTGTTGAGGTTGCTCTGATGTTAGGTCTATTGTTTGAGCCTCTTGCTCACTATTATCTCTAACAACTTCACCTCCAAATGCTCCAGCGATTAAATCGCCCATGTCATTGTTAATTTCCATAATATTGTAATTTAATTAAATTGATTTTTGCAAATATAACTTTTTTTTGTTATACAAATTTATTTACTAGATAATTTCTGGTAAAATATTATCAGGGTCTTCTATAGGACCTCTTTTATCTTTTCTCTGCTCAATCATTTGCGACTGATAATAAGCACTCTTTTCGATAGAGCCTTCTCTAGAGCTACCTAAAGCTTTATTAGCTTTTTCTTTTACAACTCCACTTACCTGTAATTCAGCCATTCTTCTTTCGTGCTCAGCTTGAGCGAATTGATTTTTAAGCTCATACTCAGCTTGAAGAAGCTGCATTTTAACATTTAAGTCTGATTGAGAATTAACTTGTTCCATCTGCATTTGTGCTTGCATCTCCTGCTGTTTAGCTTGAGAAGCTACCATAACAGATTGCTGTTGTTGCATAGCGTTGTTTTCAGCATTCTTCTTAGCTTGCTCCATCAATTCCTCTTGATATTTTTTTCTTCTAAGAATTAACATTTGATTAGCTAGCTTAGTATTATTTACAGAACGTATAGCTATAGCATCTTCTAGTCTCAATTCTTTTTGAGCTAAAGAAACCTGTATATTCTGCTCTAACAACTGCTTTTCAGTCTCATCAGGAGCTACCTCAATAAATATACCGAAATCATAAAGAGATAAATCTTTACTTAACTCTATATTCTTCATAGTGGTATTTCCTAAAGCTGAAATATAACCTCTTAATGGTTTGTCATACTTTAATAAGTCCTGAAGCCTCATAGAAACAGACTGACCAGTTCTCTTAATAATATTTAAGTAACCTTGATTGATAAATCTGGTAGCATTATTAGAAGCTGATAAAGCTAATTTCTGAACACCAACTAAGGCATCAGAAGAAGGTTTAGAAGCGTCTCTAGCTTCATTAACACCAGTCACGTCTCTAATCATTTGTAAGTTGTGCTGATATATACCGATAAGCTTATTAATATCATTACCTATACCATTCTCTAATTCAACGATAGGCATAGATTGAGTTTGATTACCTTCATCATCAGTTCTTCTGAAGTAGATGTTACCAGTTTGGTCAAATATCTCCTGTAACTCAAGCGGAGTAAAGTTTCCTCCATCTCCCTTAGATACATTCTCTAATGAGCCTATTTCAAAAGCAGCACCTTTAGGTCTAGCCTTAGCTAATAGTTGTTGCATCTTTAAGTGAGCTAATTGTATCTGGTCAGCAAAAGGAAGCATTCTTTCAACTAAAGACATGTTTCTTCCTCTTCTAATGTGTGGAGCGTAAATTATATAAGATAATCTAGTCTCAGATAAATTAGACTTAGGTCTCATCATATTTTTAGCTAATCCGTAATCAAACACATAATCGCTACCTACGATATATTTACCAGAAAAGACAGCTTTAACAGTATTTTGAACAACCTTTCTGTTTTCTTTTTCTTTTATCTTTTGATTAAATCCTCTTTTGTTTAATGAGTATCCTCCGAATTTATTAATCTTTTTCTCATACTTTAAGTAGTATGTACTCATAAATTCAGCGTCAAGTATCTCTACAGAAAATTCATCGTATTCACTTACATACTTAGAATTACTCATATCGAAACCAACACCATACTTAGTGTTAGATATTTTCTTTCCGTATTTTTCAGCTATCTCTTTATATTCTTGCTCTGTAAACTGGTCTCCAGCCATTTGCTTTAACTCAGCTATAGTAACTCTATATATTTCTCCAGCATGTTGTATATTTTCAAATCCTGGTGAAGCAGAGTGAGATGTTATTAGGTTTGATGGGTCTACATATTTTATTTTGACTCCAGAAGAAGGACATATAGATGTTTTAACAGCACCTTGACCAACAACTACTAAATCTCTTAGTATTCTTCTTTTAGTCTCTTCAAAATCATTTTTCTGAGTAACAAAGCTAATCCCTTCTTCTAAAGCTATTTCATGAGATTGCTTATAAGTTAACTGCATGTAAAGCTCTAACTCTTCTTCA